GGGTACTACCCCTTAGCCTACATAAAATCCTTTGAAGGACTTTAGGTATACTGCACTCATTGTGCGGGGCATCCTTTTGTAACTAACAGGTTATGTCAGCCTAGCGTAGATTTGAAGAGCGGTTATACAATATTAAGAGCTGGATATCGAGTCCAACACTTATCCCGGGGCTTGCACCCCTTGGACGTGGGCATATAGATTGTATAATGCGGTTTTTTGAAGATGCGTTAGGACTAATTGGTCTCTAACTCGGTTCTGTTACCAGAAGCTATCTCCAAAAGAGAGAAAATCCTTGTAGATCGGAATAGGTAAGCATTACTTGATAATGAATGCTTTAGAGCCGCACGTGAAATACGTCGGTCACTATTCGGATACCACTAACGTGGGATAAGGGGTGCCAAAATGATAAGAAAGACAACACGGGTCCTCACTTTGGGTAACCTTAACGAAAGTTAAGAACTGCAAAAAGGAAAACGTAGTCAGAGAGTACTATCATACTGGAAAACAGTATAAGAGTCAGAGAAGCCAAAATAGGTTTTCTCACCTAACCCTGACAGGGCACCTGCGGCCCGAAATTCCTCCCTGTTGAAGGGGGGACAAATCGGAAACCGAAGTTTTAAGGACGAAAATAGAACAATAATATAAAAGCAACAAATTTAAATTTTTTTAAAAAATCTCGATTTATGCTCAGTATCATTGCTCCATTGAAGAACTTAAATGGTGCGGTCCTTGTAAAAAGGGGCCGTCCACTAATCAACATGTTCATTAGCATGTGCAGATTAGTGGGGTGGCGCGGAAATTTAGGAATGGTCAAGGTCATAGTCGTATTTCTCTCACGAGCCTCCTCGATTGCGAAAAGCCAATCCATAAAAGGGTTGGTGATTCAGCTGAAAGTAGCACAAGTGCTACTTCAACAATCTATGGGAGGTTATAAGGTTTACGATGTGACCCTATTAGGACAGAAGGTATCAAGGAATGGGCAGGGTCTACCCCGGAATTGGATTCCGGCAGTTCACAGGGCAGCGCTACGCCGAGGGAGTCATATACATTTTAAAGTGTGGATGACTCTTTTCGGGCTTTATAGGATTCTCGAGTTCCCTGGGAAAGTCAATTTATCTTCGATAACTGATTTTCCTAAGGTGGACTGTGGGCACTATCTTTCTGAATACAGTCATTTTATATGTCTTGTATTTAGACCTCTTTTCCTAAAAACTTTTAAAGGTTTTGGGATTTGAGAGATAGGGTTCCGTGGGAAACCTCTTAAAGCAGCTGCAGCGTTGAAATGTGCTCCGTTTGTAATTTCTTCAACTACTCCTGCGGCTAAGAAAGTCAAGGGATACGATGGTGATTCCATTTTATCCACTTCTCCGGCAGGGATCTTACTTTCAGTGAAAGTGTGGTTCCTACCTGAGAATGATATGCTACGGACATATTTGTTCAATTGAGCAAAGATGACCCGTAACATATGACTTATTAACCGTATGGAAGAGTGAAATCGTCTGCTTTCAAAACATAGTTTTGAGACAGAAAATTTCACTCCTGGTAGTTTAGGTAAATTAGCAATGTTAGATGAAGCCGCGGGGAAAGTGAGAGTGGTTGCGATGGTGGACGCTTGAACACAGTGGGTTATGGAACCCTTGTTCAAGTCCATTGCGGCATTACTCGCCACTATTCCCCAGGATGGAACAGCGAATCAGTTAGGACCATACGAGTTATTATGAAAGAAGAAACCTCAGGGTCCATTCTTTTGTTATGACTTGTCTAGTGCTACTGACCGTCTTCCCCTAGTATTCCAGCAGGCTCTACTCAGTGCTTGTTTTGGATCATGGTTCGCTACAATATGAGGGGTCCTACTTGTAGGGCGTCCTTATGTTGTACCGGCCACTGATCCTCCACAGCCTGATGCGCCTAAGCAGGTTTACTATGGGACCGGCCAACCTATGGGAGCTAAGTCTAGCTTCCATATGATGGCTCTGTTCCACCATACCGTGATACAATGGGCTGCACACCGATGTTCCGTGCAGCCTGGGCAGTGATTCGAAGATTATGCGATCGTTGGTGATGATGTTGTTATATCCCACGAGCGTGTAGCTGCAGAATACCTCGAGATAATGAAATTTCTGGGTGTCCAAGTTGGACTCCATAAATCTCTTGTCTCTAGAGGTAAGGTGGTTAATAAGACCACTCAGTTATGTTCTGAATTCATAAAACGGACGTTTTATAGTCCGTCTTCATTACGTAGAAAAGCAAATACGCCTATCTATTATGATGTGTCTGCGTTACCTGTATCTCAATGATATATGGCAACGAAGACATTGGCTTCAGCACTTGACCTGGGTCGTCGTTATAACCTATCCCTTGCAGATTTCCTTACCATTTTTGGATTTGGATATCGTGTTAAGGGGCGTCTGATGGCCAAGCTCTACACGCAGTCACGTAGAGTTCGCCATCGGATTATTGCTTATTATTCACCTTATGGAGTTCGTCCCTTACCGGTTCTTAACTGGGTTTCTATGAAATCAGTTATTAATCAGTACGTGGCGACTCTTCCTAAGGTGCTCTCTCTTTTTAACGAAATTAAGGTTGATACTCGATCCGTTCTCCAGTCTCTGGAGTCGGACTCTTTCCTGGAGTTAACCAGATGAGTAAAAGAATTAGTTACCGTTAAAAGAGATAGAGAATATTATGGTACCACCCCTCGGGGTGATGATCGGATCATCAAGTTTGATGATTTGATCAAGGAGATTCCCTCAACCTATGGTTTTAAGAAATATCTTACCATAGATGAGGAAACCGGAGAAATCTACTATGATAATGTCTTCATCAGTCATTATCAGGTAGAACTTCAGAAGACCCGTATCAATGATATTAACTATATCTTAGACCAGCTCACTGAGCTTGTCTATAGAGAGACCTATTTGGATACTTTAAGTTCCATTAGGGATATTAAGAATAAAGCAGAAGAAATCTTGGAAATGGAGTTCAAGGATGAGAACGATTTAGAGAAGCTTCTTGAATCATTTGACACTATGTGGAAAATGATTCAAGACCTTGACAAGCTTAAATCTTCACTTTCTTTACCTAAAGAGATCTACAACCGTGTAGATTCTGAAATAAAGGAGGTGGAGTCTAAGCTTGTTAAGTCATGAGAGCGTTATGTAACTCACATGAGATCAACTAAGTCCGACTAACAGAGGAGCAAGCTAGAAGGAGAAAGACTGATTAGCTGCACTAAATGCAGGGCGGTTATCCGATTCTAGCCTCTACTTCCTGGTAAAAATAAATATACGTGGTATATTGTAGGAGTACCTTATGGGGGCCTCGTACTCTATCATTTGTCTACAGAGCTGAACACTTTTTATTGTGTGCAAGCTATAAGGGGTTATTGGCGTTGTAGATAAGAGAGAAAGTATTGGGTCCTTGTAAGCAGATCCTTATATATGCTGTATATATTTACTTTACTAGGTAACTTGCATCTTTGACGAAAAGCCACTAATGTTCATACATTAGAGCTGTCACCTTTTGTGCAAGCCGAAAGGCTATAAGTCGTATTAATATACAGCCTATAATATGATACCGGAGTGCTGAGCAGGGTAGGGAAGGCAACGACTCATATCGGCCAACAGCTTAGGGTGAACCCCAATCGTGGCAGTTTAGGAGAGGTAGTGGATGCATGAGCCGAATAAGCGAAGGGAATCCTATCCAGGGGGAACCTGGTTCAGATCACTGGCCCCGGGTTGTTCCGGGAGGATCTAGGAGGGTTAGCAAGCCGTGCCGTAACCAATCGGTGCTAAGCAGCGACCTACTGACTGACGGTGACCGTGCAGCGATGAAATAGTCGATTAGGGACGTCGGCGCCAGCATGTTGAAGCTATCTTAAATAAATTGTCCATCATATTAGAATCTGTGCCGTTAATACGAGCACCAAACCTAACAGAAAGAAGAATGTAATTAAGAGAGCCTTGTTCACCATGGGGACGCATGAGGGTGTTAATGAATACTTACTTATATACATAAACCCTACCTTGTTTAAACCGACCATTCAAGCCTGCCTGGATTCTGAGGAGCATTAAACTGTGATTAGATGAACGGAAAGGAAATGGTAAGGGGACGGGATAGGTAAAGGATATATGGAATAAAGCAATGTCCATATATTGCGTAAGTAGATGCAAGTCCGGCGAGATCCGTTTGTATTATTAGTCTATGCTGGAAGCAGTAAGACTCTTTAACATATCGCTCACCGTAAGCATCA